TGCTGTCGTGACCTTTAACCATCTTTTTGGCTTCTTTTTCAGCGATTGCTTTGACTTGTTTCTTGTCCATTTCAACTCCTAACTTGTTGCTACCGTAACTGTACCTAATTGCACGACTAAAGCCAAGTTATTTGGCGTTAATGCGGCATCAAAAAACTCTGACCCACCAACGGGATTCCAGCCCCATTGAAACACTCGACTGCCTCCGCCCGTGTACCCATCAGCCAGCGGACCAGACTGTTGGTAACTGTTATCAGGACGGGGGTCCCTCACACCTTGCGGATCATCAACTGGGTACATGCCGAGTTGAAGTTGTGGTTGATCTGGGTCCCAACAGGACGGACAAACCAGCAAGTTATACGTCTTAGTCTTAACGACTTCTTTGCGTAACGATGTCAGCTTGTACCGAAACCCACATCGGTCACACTCAGCAATTGAATTCTTGCCGGATGAAAACCGATTACCCATTAGGTGCTACTCCCAATAAACATCTGACGTGGCACAAGACGGATCGCTGCGCGTTCCTGATCTTCATCCGCTGCTGTCGTCCAAGCCTCGTCATACTGCGCTTTAAGAATTTGAATTCTGTCCATACCGCCCGGCACTTTGAGTGCCAAGTAATACGCTAGTCCTGCTGTCAAGCAGTTAACAAAGCGAAACGGGACATCCATGACGTTTACACCGCTACCAGCATCTTGCACGCGACGCATGCGCCAGTACACGAACTGATATGTGGTTGAACCATCTGGCGTAGGCCAGACAGTGATGCTTTGCTTTTGAACCAAGTTAATAGCTGCACCAGTTGCATGGGCTGCGGCAGTTGTGCCGTCTTGCCCGCGTGTGCAATTCAAAAGGTAGGCTGGCGTAGAGCCAGACGCTACGGAAAACTCGTTGTACCCAATCAACTCAGTGCCGATCTTGATGAAGCCTGCGTTGGGTACGCCAACCAAACTGGTGATTGGGATAGATGTGTCGGTTGCTCCAATGCTTGTTGACAAACTGCCTGTCAAGACTGAAGACTGCCCAGTCAGACGTTGAATCCACACTTGTATTGGACGCCCTTGGGTTAATTTGTTTGGAAGTGTTGCATACGTAGAAACACTAATACGTGTGATGGTCAAGTCTGACTGGTTTGTCGCATTGTTAGAACTTGTACGGATCACATGCTCAAGAATGTCTGCCGTATCGTCTGGCAACGCATAGGTCGGCTGGCCTTGGGTCAGGGTAATGACATCTTGCTCGAACGTCCACATGTTGACGCCACGATTAGCCCAGTCTGCGAACAATAAATTTAAAGACCGACGAGCGGTCTTCATGTCGTAGCCTGTGCGCAACTCCGAACCCACGCGCTCAAACGCTTCCTCGACCAGTTCGGTGAGGTCTAGGTTAAACGACGAAAGTCCAGAGGTGGTTGCCATGTCACTTCATTTTCTTGAGGGTTTCGGCTAAACGGGCGCGTTGCCCCATCTTGCCGGGGGCTTTGGCTGCTTTTGCCAACTTCGCGGCTGGAATCGGCTTGCCTTTTTTCGCACCAAGCGCGGAGCGCAGAGCGCCGGGCTTCTTGATTGCGTTCTGTATCCATTTTTCAGCCATTACTTTTTCCTCGCGGTTTTAGCAGATTTAATAAAATCCGCTTTAGTAGGGGCACCTTTAGTACCGACCTTGCGCATCTTCTCGTTAGAGCCTTCGGCTATTCGCTTCTGCTTAGCGTGAATGTTTGCGTAGAGGCCGGGTTTGGTAGCCATTACTTTTTACCTTTGTACATGCCACCGCCACACATCTTGGCGGCTTTGACCTTTCCACCCTTTTTGAATTGGGTGAAGTCGGTGTCGTCACGGCGTGCCTTTTTAACGCCTTTCGGCATTTTGGACGGGGCTATATCACCCATCCCGCGACTGGGCATCATGGTTTACTTACCGTTCATTTTGCCGGTCATGGTGTTACCGGACATAACGATTTGCTTGCCTTTAGTCTTGCCTTTTGAAGCAATACCGTCACGGCTAGGAGCGGCAGTTTTTACTTTGCCCATACCAGTCATGCCACCACCAGCCATTTTGCTAGTGCCTTTTTTCTTAGCCATCATTGCCATGAAGCCGGGGTTCATTTTGCTTGCCATAGTGTCACCACCTTTTTTAAAAGATTTGCCTTTATCGGCGTTGTTGAAATCCTTGCCCACAGACTGTGGGACTCCTACTTTCTTGGCAAACGACGGCGAGTGCGCTATCGCAGCCATGAAATTGTGTTGTTTTTTACTCGTGCTTGGCATACTTAGCCACCAAGCCTCTAACAGTGTCGGTCTCCCAGATACGAATGCCCAACCACAAGACGGTCAAAAGGCCGCCCACTAAACCAACAATGGGTGGGAACCACTGCATAAATCCACTAACGCCAACGACCACTGCCGCGCCGTCAGCCATTACTTTTGCATCGTGTGTGTTAGTCATATCAGCACTTCCAAGCCCGCAGGCTTTTGTTGATTCTAGAGTTCGGGTCTTTCGCTGTTTTTGCGGATGTCAATTTCTTTTTCATCCCACTCATTCTTGCGCAGAAAGAGTCGCGCCTTGATCCGCCTTCTGGTTGCGGCGGTTTCAAGTTCATCCCTTCTTTCTTCGCAGAGGCTCGCCCCTTGGCGTTCAAGCCGCCGTTGGGGTTCTTGCCTTCCTTGCGCTGCCATGCTGGGGACTTAGCCATAGAACACCGTAATAGATGCGCTGGTTGGTAGGACTACATAAAACCCGTTTTCAAACAAAATGCCTTCTGCGGGAATTAACGTAGCAATAACGGCGGTGTTAGTTGTGACGTGCAGGGTTAAAGAGTTCCTACCAGCATTTGTAGTAGCGTTATCGTAAAACTGAATTTCTCCAGCCGTGCCACCGGGGGCTACTTGATAACCGCGAACTCTAGTTCGACCAGCATACCCTACACCGCTTGCGTCTAGATGGACGGCTTTTACGTCTGTTTGCATCATAATCAATCTCCTTGTTTAAAAACAAGGGGCCGAAGCCCCTAGGACTGATTAGTCAAAGTTACCGTATGGGTAAGTTGTTGCGTTACCGATGTTGCCATCAAGTTGGGTGTAACCAATGGTCATGTTGAACGTACCCGCAGTAATCGTAGACAAAGTGCCGCTTGTACCGCCTGTGTAGGGGATAGTAATAGTCAACACAACTTGAGACAAGATGTTGCTATTAGGGCCAGAACCTTGATTTGGAGAGTAAGTTACATCACCAGTAGTTGAAGTGCAAGACAGCAACTGCGCACCAGTTTGAGCCACAGTGTTGCGGCCTGTTGCAGCGTTCATGGTGGTAATGCTGCCGTAGGTAGTTGTGTTGAAGTTGTTACCAATTTTGCCAGTAACAGTACCAACAGTACCTGCATCTAATGTGATTGCTACGTTGGTATCAATCAAAATATTTACGATGCTAGAGCCGTAAGGCAAATACATCACTATGCCACGATACAAAGTACCTGTGGTAGTCGACACCGTGTCAGCAGTAATTGTGGCTGCTGTGGGCGGGTATGTAGAAGAGGGGGTGTAAACAGTAGCGGCGCTGTTAGGGATGCCATTACCATTAACAAATTGACCAGAAGAACCGCCGTAACCAGCAGTGTTAGTGGTAGTGTTAGTTAAAACAATGTTTGCGTCTTGAGCGAGCAGTGTGTAACCTACGTGACGCAAAGCACCAAAACGTACGGCGCCAGATAGTACTGGGCCTTCAAAGGTGGAACGTGCCATGACAAAAAGGCCTTATGCAAAAGTAGCTTTACCGGTCGTTGCATCGTCTGCTGGGGCAGTGGTGGTAAAGCCGATCACCCAGATGTGTGGAATATACACTAAAAAACAAAAAAAGGGGGCTTTTGGCCCCCTTTTCTTTAGAACGAACCAGAGGAGCCGAAGACACCCAATGGATCAGACCAACCGAAGCTGTAACGCTCGCGGGATTTGTAACGGACGTTACCAGTATCGAAGTCACCATCCATGCTGTTTTGCAATGGAGTGCGCTCGAACATCTTCAAGCCGTTAGGAACGTCTGTGGTCAAGAACCATGCGTTCACGTCGGTCAAGAAGTGGTTAATTGCGTAACCTTCTGGGATCGAACCGTTATTCTTCAACGCATTGATATCGTTGTTGTTTGTACCAACGCGCAGGCTTGTTTCCAAGAGGCGGGTAGCAACGAATTGCAAGGTTGGAGGAATAATCAGCTTGCGTGGCTTAGCAGCGATCAACAGACCACGCTCATCAGTCCAAGCGGCGATCTGGATAACGGCGGCTTCAAGGGAAGTCTCGTTCAAATCTGCTTGTGTAGATGGGGTGTTGCTGTTAGTACCGCCGTTAACCAAGGGGTGTGCTGTAGAGAACAAAGACACGCCGTCGCCACCAAGGTAGCTAGAGGAGAAGCCGTTGTTCAAGACAGAAGCGCCCTTGTCTTGCTTGGTGTACGACATAGCGCGAGCCAAACCTTTGGTGTAACGTGCAGACAAGGAGTCATACAAGTTATCTTCGATCGCCTCTTCGGTGATCGAGAAGCCCAAGGCGATGGTCTCGTGGTTATAGCGGGCTGTGAACGCTTCTTGCGCATTGTCATAAGCAATGGCTTGACCTTCGTTCTTAACAGGAGCAGCGGAGAAACCAGATAACTTGGTCTCTTCTTCGAAACTACGCTCTGATTTCTCAATTTCGTAGATTTCTTTGTGCTCTTCGCCGTAACGTGCGTACTCCAAGCCGAACAATGCGTTCAAGCCGGGGAGGAGTTCTTTAAGTAGTTGTGCGCGTGAAATAGCCATTTTAAATTACTCCTTAGACGCCAGATGCGTTGGTGTAGCTGTGGAAACCTTGGTTCCAAGTTACTAACGCTTCAGTGTAACCAACAAAAGTAACTGCAGTGCCTGACGCCAAAGTAATAGCAGAACTCACAGTTAATGTGGTGCTGTTTACGTTAGTGACAGTGATGTAGTTACCAGCCAATGAGCCTGTACCAGTTGGGGCGATCAGTTGCATACCGGCAGTGATTGCGCTGTTAGCAGCAGTCAAAGTCACAGTAGTGCTTGAACCAGAGGTGCTTGCTGTACCAGTGATGGTGACAGCAGTCTCAGGAACAACGCCGACAACGCGCATAGGTGCGCCAGCAGTAACGCGGACGTTACCTGTACCGTTGGTAACTGCACCACCGGTAATCACAGTAGCAGAGTCACCAGAAGTGGTGGAGCCTGCAACATAGATTGGGTACATGTTTGTGCCAACGAATGCGGGACTGATATAGCCCTGTCTCTTATACACATCTCCGAGCCCACGAGACGCTACGCTATC